GATAGCTCTAATTTTACGCTGGCGGCTAGATTCGATAACTGACTGAGCATAAGCCATAATATTTTTAGGCGTTATACAAGCATCCTGCAAATCGGTTAGATAAGCTATATCCGCTCCATAGCTTTCAACTGCTTCTAAATCTTCGGCAATAGTAAAAACATCACCTTTCTCACCTAGCGATAGAATAGACTTAAAAATAACCTTGTGCTTCTGGCTAGAAAAGTCATCCTCGCTTAGTGCTTCCTGAATCTGGAACACATACGAAGCATCGTAAATTAAAGCGCCTAAAACCTGACACTCTGGATTGTTAATCATAGACATTATTTTATTTCCTTAGCGGCTTCTGCTAAATCTGCCAAAAACGTGGCTTTCTGTTCTGGTGTAGCTTCGATCTTTTCTAATCGCGGCAATAGTACGTGACTAGGTTCTTTTTGTTCAACCTTGCACCATTTCAAAAATTCACCAGTACTAGGCATAAACGGATTCTCATTGCGCCTAGCCTCTGCTAAGCCTTTTAGAACCTGCTCTGGTGCTGTTATTCCGTTTTCCATGAAAGTAAGCGCCAAAGCCTCTTTGTATGCGTTGACGTCATCGTTTGTTTTGAATCCTCCGCGCCAAGACGGTTTCGCCCCACACAGAGATTTAAAAACATGGTTAATCAGTAATGCGGCTTCTGGTGAAATGTTATTCATGTCCTAGCGCCTTTTGTTGATTAGGAAGGTAGGCAGGCTGCATGTTATTTGCCCAACTTGTGTCGTCTTGCTGGATTTGTTGTTGTGCTGGTTGAGAGTAGTTGTTTTTTAGCCAATTTGAAACGGCAGCTTTCCATGACTTCATTGAATTGCGGCCAACCTTCCAGCCATTGGATTCATAGTGATTAAAAAACCTTTCTGCTTGATCTTGATTGCTTCCTTTTGATTCAAAGTGCTCAATCAATTCTTGCGGTGTCGGTTTAACAAACCGCTTTACCTGTTTCTTGGTTAATGGTTCTTGGTTAATGGTTAATGGTTTATGGTTAGCATTGCCTTCGCATTTAGATCGCAATGCGTTCGCATCTGGTTTTATGGGCTTCTTAGACCACCTTGCGGCGGCGCTTGCTTTTGCCTTGTCACTTTTCAATTTGTAAGCATCTATTTCAGCGCTTGCTTTTTCTTGCATCCAGCCATAATCAGTAAGAGTAAAAAACTCTCGCAATACGTTCGCAATATCTTCGCAATGCGCTCGCATACGGATTAATCTTGCTATCTGTTCGGGTGAATCTGGCAGTGGTGATTCATGCAAATAAACCCAGTCAAGCATTCTTCTGTAAGCAATATCTTCTATTGGCTCAAGGTGCTGCGTGTGGCTTGCATAATCCCCAATATTGAACTTGTAATAGTGCATTGATATAATTACCTAGTGTGTTTTGTAGTTATCTAGCCTTGTTCGCAGCAAGGTTTAGATATGCAAAGCGTCAACGATAGAGCGCGCTTGGGTATGATCAATCTCATTCTTTGCTGTGTGATACATCATGTGCCGGATTCGATCATCAATAGATCGCATTAGCGCAGCCTGAGAGCATAAAGACTCAATGGCGGCAGTGGAGTTTCCCTCAAACTCTTTATCAGCTACTAATTGAATTGCATCAAGACAAGAGTCATCAAGTCGGTATGTTTTAGATTGTTTAGCCATTTTAGCTACTCCTAATTAAGTAATGCTTAGTGTATGTACAAATGAAAGACAGGTCAAGTGCGATCGTCAAATTACACGCACAAAAAAGCCTCAATGAAGAGGCTAGTTGTTATATTTGCCAGATCACTGCAAAGCTAGATCCTATCCCAACTAAAGCGGCGGTCAATCCAGCAGAAGACCAAAGCAAGTAAGTGCTACTGCTCACTGACTTCTCGACAGCTTTGTCAAAGTGCTTCATTACAGTAACTAAAAGCAAGCAAGTTAATATGATTTTTATTGTAATGGTCACCCCTAACCCTCCTTAATGCGGTTTGCGTGGTCGTGTATTAACTCGCTTGAATATGCAATATCTCCATTTGCGGTTTCACAACTATGCGCCTTATTCATAATACTCATAACAGCCTCAGCTTTAATGTCTGCTAGGGATTGTATTTGAGTGTTATTGATAATCGAATACGTGCTATATGGGTTGTTTGTGCAGTGGCAAGGACTGCTAGCAACACCTCCAAAGCCGTCGTCATAATCACACACGCCTGTATTATTACAGGTTGCACAGCTTTTAGATGATACTAAGCTGGCAAGCTTAGCCCTTAACTCATCGTTTTGGGCTTGTAGGTCTGTTAAGTGCTCCTTCTGAACATAAACGCCGCTAACATCATCCTGCTTGGCTTCACTGGTCGAATACTGGCCGTTATCTTCTCGGTATAGTGTTATTTCTTTCATAGCTTCCTCTCTATTTGTGCTGGGTTAATGATTTGAATATGTGAACTATAACGTCAACCGTCCATCCGTTACCAAGCATCTTGTAGCGCTGGGTATTGCTTACGTGATTGGTGTAGTTGTCTGGCACTGTTTGCGCTCGCTCACACTCAATTGGCGTTAGCTTTCTGATGCCGCCCTGGTCAAAATATGGATCGGACATAGACATTTTAAAATATCTTGCAGTTAGGCAGCTGACTTTATCAGAGTCAGACCTTACATTTAACTTGTCGAAACCTGAGTTCATGTGCTTTCTGCGCTCTCTTTTTCTAGCAAAACCAGCCAGAAGTTTTTCTGACAAGTAGTATTTTTCATCAACATTAGATTGCTTTATGTCAGATACCGTAAGCCTTTTATCTTCTGGTGAATCAAAGGCCCAGTTAGCCCAATAGTAACGTGGGCGACTATGCGCGCTGACTAATGCCGAGTTGATTAATAAAGGCTGAACGCCAAGCTGGCCAGATATAATATCAAGGTATTCTTTCTTCATTCTGACATTTTCAAGCATGAATTTAACTTTAGGATTTACGCTTTTAATGTGATTCAATATGTCTCGGTAAACAAAGAATAAAGCGCTTCGCGGATCGTCAAATGCCAACTGACCACCAGCAAAACTAAAACCCTGACAAGGTGAACCGCCAATCAATAAGTCAATACTAGCCCAGTCAATATCCCACTCGCGCCACTTGGTAACATCGCCTAGCTGGATGGTTTCAGGCCAATTTGCTTGAGTTACTTTTATTGCGTACTTGTCTAGTTCGCTAGCGTAGTAATTTTCTACTTCAAAACCTGCTCGCTCGGCTGCAATTCTGCCGCATGACATGCCGTCAAATAAACTTAATATATTCACTATTTCTCTCCCTCTAAATTATTAATATCTTTGTGATACTCATCATTAACACGCGCTAATTCCTGCCTGTATAGCTCGGTGCGCGCTTTAATTGCCACATCAATAAACTTGCCAGGGTCGCGGTTAAACGTGTCGTACAGTGTGCGTAATGGTGTTTTAGTAAGGCTGGCTATCTTTGTTACAGATAGCCCTCCTTTTTTTGCTATTTGTGCTGGGGTCATTTATAAGCCTATTCTTCTATTTGACAATCTTCGCCGCAATACTCTTCAGCAATTCGGTCATAATGAGGGGTTAGATGCTCTTTGAGTTTTTTATCTTCAAGATCATAACCCTCATCATCTAGCAGCGTGTAAGAAGGTCCGCTCGCGGCGATTGCATATTTCCTGCCGTCAACATCAAACCAAACACGAGTGGTTTCGTTTTGATAATCCTGTTCAATTGAGATTGCTTTAATATTCATTTTGTCGCCCTCTTTGTTAGTGATGAGTTAATATTAAACCATTCCCGCACAAAGTAAAGCCTTTTTCGTGCGAAAGGTTAAATAAATGCAAAATAATTTGGATTGGGTATAATTGCTTGGTGCTTCGGCATTACCCGACAATCTGCACCCTTACGCGGCGCTCTAGCTTCGAGATGTAGTAAGTAACGGCAGATAAAAGGGCTTAGGTCTGCTGGATTAATTGGACGGGATAGGGTGCGCCTCTCGACCCCGTTGACTAGGCTAGATATTAGTTCTTTAGCTATTATCGAATCT